ATGGAAAACCAAAAGCAGGGGCATTTTGCACTGTTCCGGAGTCTTCTGTCCAAGGACTGGGCCAAAGATACTGCCAAGCTGGCAATGTGGATTCGGCTTATCGGTGAGGCTTCCTACCGGCCACGCACAGTAGAGTTCGCAGGCAAAGAATGGAATCTACAGCCCGGCGAGCTGGTGACAACAGCGGCGATTATGGGCCGTAAATTACGCGATCAGGACGGAACGGAAAAGAGTCCTCAGGCAGTCACCCGGATGATTAATTTTTTCGCCAGAGAAGGGATGATCACCACCAAAGGGACACGCTTCGGGACGGTGATCACCATCACGAATTATGCCGAATATCAGGTCATTTCAGCCGATGAACCTCGCGATAGACCATCCGATAAAGCCAAATCAAATGCTGGCGCGGCTTTAGGAGTGGTACCCGATGAACCATCCGAAGAACCATCCGGTGAACAGAACAAGAAGTTACTAGAACAAGAACTAAAAGATAAAACCCCCCATACCCCCAAAGGGGGCTCGGAAGGTGATCAGGTTAAACCTGAAAAGCGTCGGGCAGAGCGCATTGATTACGAATCGTACCTGGTTGCCTACAACGAGGAGGTTGGTGAAAAACTTCCACACGCTGTATCAGCTAACACTCAGCGTCAGCGCCGCCTGAAAAAACTTATCCCTCAGCTCAAAACCCCAAACGTTGCCGGGTTCCGGTCATACGTTCGCGCATTCGTCTGTCAGGCCAAGCCGTTTTACTTTGGAGCAAATGAATCTGGATGGTCAGCCGATCTGGATTACCTCCTGCGTGAAACGACGCTCACTGGCGTCAGGGAAGGCAAGTTTGCAGACCACAAGGAGCCAGCATGATTAACACCGACATCGAAGCCAGCGTGATTGGCGGCCTGCTGATTGGCGGATATACGCCTGATGCCAGTGACGTGATTTCCACTCTGGACGAAAGCGCCTTCAGCGTTGAGCTTTACCGCCGAGCGTTTGTTGAGATTAAACGACAGGCGAAACAGCGTAGCCTGATTGACGGCATGATGGTTGCGGAAGCCATGGGTGATGAGTATTTCGGTCACGTCATGGAAACCATGCGCAAATGCCCGTCAGCTGCAAACCTTAAAGGCTATGCCCGCGTGGTTGCTGACTACCACAAGGTCCGCCGCTTCACCGAACTGATGGACGCTGGTAAGCGTGAAATCACGTCAGCCGGTAACCATGAGATTGCACTCAACGCTATCAGCCAGTTCATGGCATCACTGACTGACGTCGACCGCCCTGGTGATGAAATCAGGCCGATGCATATCCGTGACGTTCTCGACGGTTATCAGGAACTGCTGGAGAAGCGCGTACGACAGGGTGAAGAATCCGACACGCTGAAAACCGGCATCCCTGAGCTGGACCACATCACCGGCGGCATCAACTCCGTTGACCTGGTTATCGTGGCGGCGCGCCCTGGTATGGGTAAGACGGAATTTGCGCTCACCATTGCTGAAGGCGTTGGCCGGCAGAAGTTGCCGGGCAGCAATCAGAAACGCGGCGTGCTGATTTTCAGCATGGAGATGGACGCCAATCAGGTAGTTGAACGTCAGATTGCCGGGGCCGGTAACCTTCCAGTTTCAGCACTGCGCAACCCTGCGAAGATGAACGACGAAGGCTGGGCGAAGGTAACAAACGGGCTTGGGCGCCTGTTAGATCTGGATGTGTGGATTGTCGATGCCAGCAAGATGAACGTCGAGCAGATTCGCGCCATCGCAGAACGCCACAAGCGTAACAACCCTGCACTGTCGCTGATTCTGGTCGATTACCTCGGCCTGATTGATAAGCCTAAGGCAGAGCGTAATGACCTCGCTATTGCACACATCTCAGGCAGCCTGAAGCGCATTGCCAAAGACCTGAAGACTCCTGTCATGTCACTGAGCCAGCTATCTCGCGACGTTGAGAAGCGCCCGAAAGGCCAGCGCCGACCAACCAACGCTGACCTGCGCGACTCAGGAAGCATTGAGCAGGACGCCGACAGCATCATCATGCTCTACCGCGAAGCCGTGTATGACGAAGAATCACCAGCTGCGAACTATGCAGAAATCATCGTCACCAAAAACCGCTTTGGACAGCTTGGCACGGTGTATCAGTCCTTCAACAACGGACACTTCCAGCCAACGGATCAGGAAGCAGCAGCTAAAGTCTGCCGCGCGCGTCCTGAGCAAAACCAACAGCAGCAACGCCGCTACAACAAAGGGGCTGATGTATGAATTTAACATACGAAGATTCAGAAGTGATTGCAGCGTACCTGTGCGCAGAACGTCCTGGCTACAAAGGGCCGGTATTCATCGACCTATCCACGCTGGAAGATCTCCACATGCGAAGCGCTAAGTCTCACGTCCATTACGCGCTTCTGTTCGCATCTGGCAAGTTGTTCTCAAAGGGGAAGCGCTGATGAAAAAGTTAACCGCTGAGAAGTGCGCATGGCTCGTTCGCCAGCTTAAGTCAGCCGAAGTTATGTCTGGTGAGCTATCAATTGCCGACCAGTACAAACTCCAAGCCCTTGAGATTGCACTCCCCATACTGGAGCAGCAGGAGGTCAAATCAATCCTGCTTACAGATTTCAAGTGTGAAGATGATGACGAGTTTCCTGTTTATAAGTGTCACGAATGCCACATAGAGCACCTTCCCGAAGAGCGACGGATATCGCAGGTTACCGGACAGACTAAGTGCCCACGGTGTGAATGTCTGGAATTCACCAGGCGGATAGTCGATTTCAAAGAGCCAGACGAAACTAAAGCCAGCGCAGGCATCATCCCGGAGCGGGCCACCAATCAGAACGGAGAGCAGTGATATGTGGTTAAAGCGAGCATTACTGAATCAGAAGGAATACCAAAGCTTCACGTGGTGGGAGAGCTTTATGGCCGGGCATATCAGCCTCGGACCTGTGACCATTTTCGGTGAGAACGCTATGCACTGGGCGGTAAACATCAGGACTAAACGCTGGGGTTATATATGCTTCAGGCTTCCATTGCGATGCTTTGGTCGTTGGTGGCCGCTGTATTTTTACATCTCACCAAACGCTACGCCGTGGGCCTCAACCTTTTGCATTCCAAAGAGCTACAAGGACAGATGATGAACAACGTAATCCCCTTAAAACGCTCTGAGCACGTCATATCAGACGACGAGCTGGATAAGCTGGCAAATGACCTTGCTGCCATATCTCAGCGCTATGCAGGCTTTATGTCACTCCCTGCAGCTATCCGCAAAACCCTCAGCGACGCATTAAAGCGAGACAAACGCGATGGAGACACAACGTTACCTGTTGCGTGACAGCAACATCCGACAGAACTGCATCAGCGCCATCCAGCAACTCCCCGCCAATCCCGACAAGCCTCTACAGGTAACCATCCAGGAAGACACCAGAAGCCTTGCGCAGAATCGCATGCTTTGGGCCTGCCTGCATGACGTATCAAGTCAGGTGGTCTGGTATGGGAAGAAACTCGATTCTGAGAGTTGGAAGCACATCTTCAGCGCCAGCCTGAAAGGGCAGGAGACAGTGCCGGGTATCAATGGCGGCTTTGTGGTGCTGGGCCAGTCAACAAGCAAAATGCGCGTCAGTGAGATGCGAGATCTAATCACACTTATCCATGCCTTCGGTGTCGAGCAGAACGTCAGATTTAGCGACGAGTCCGCGCGCGCAGCTGAATGGGCTAATCGATTCGGAAAATAACATGACCCCCTTTACCGATATAGGCGCAGCCGTCGAAGAAGCTGCGTGGCTTGCGCACGTCCATAAAAAACCGCACTGCGTGTACCAGCGCTTTGATGGCCTGATGGAAGTCCAGCCAGAGAACCCTGACCGCAACCCTATGTACACCACCGGCATGTCCGGCGTTGTGACCACTGAATACAGGAGTGCAGCATGATAAACACCTGGAGCCGTGAGCATCTCGAAATCCTCGCCAGAGAGTATGCGACGGCATCAACCGATTTACTGGCAATCATGTTCGACAGGCCCCGCCAGCAGGTAACGAACAAGGCCCGCTCGATGGGGCTACGTAAATCGCCTGAATACCTTGAAGCCGTAAGAGCTTCTGCAGGGATGCAAGGCTGGAGGCATCATGCGTGAGACGTGGTTTACCCACCCAGACCCGCTAGACACGAAGACCGCCGACGAACTCCTCTCCAGCTACAAACTCCGAAACATCCAGGCAAAGAAAGCACTCGCATTTGACCCGCGCCTCTGGTTGGTGAGCGCCTTGCTGCCAGAGTTCCGGGAAGAGCCAAAGCCATCAAAGCAGTATCGAAACCCAATGTGGAGCTGAAGATGACAACGAAAGAACGCTGCTGCCGCTGCCACACCATCCTGACCTCAGAAGACAAGCACCACTACTCCATATCGTGCGAGGCGTGCGAATGCGATATCGAATGGGAGAACCATGAGCGAGATAACCCAATCAAGTCAGCCTACTGGCGATGGCGAGCAATCTGCTTCTGTGTGCGCTTTCTGTTCTGCGGCGCTGCCAGAGTCAGTGGTGTACTGCTGCACAAGCTGCGAAGTAAGCCTGATGCAGGACCCCAACTACCGGATGTGCGGAGAGAGCCATGAGCAAGCTACGAAATGAAGCGCGGGGCAGGGAGTGCCAGGTCAGGCTGCCGGGCATCTGCAATGGCAACCCTGAGACAGTCGTACTCGCGCATTACCGCATGGTCGGCATCTGCGGAACCGGCATGAAGCCAGATGACCTATTTGGCGCATGGGCCTGCTCAGGTTGTCACGATGAGATAGATAGGCGCACACGTCGCTGTGATGTTACTGAGGCGCGCATAGCTCATCTGGAAGGCGTTATTCGCACACAGGACGCCCTGCTGCGGGAAGGAAAGGTGAAGCGATGAACGAATACCGGATAGAGCTACCCTGGCCGCCTGGAAACAATCACCTCTTCTCAGTGTTTCGCGGCAGGAAAATCAAAAGCAAGAAAGGCAGGGAATACACCACCGCAGTAGCAAAGCAAGTCACCGAAGCAAATCAGCAGTACAAACTGGCCGGCAGGCTCAAAGTAAAAATCCTCGCATATCCACCTACACGCGCCCGGCGTGACCTGGACAACCTCTTCAAAGCACCCCTCGACTCACTCACCCAAGCTGGCGTCATGGCTGATGACAGCCTGATTGATGACGTGCGCATGGTCCGCTGCGAGGTCGTGAAGGGCGGCAGGCTGGAAATTATCATCACAGAGATGGAGGCAGCATGAGTACACAAAACACCCTTGCATTACTGAATATGTATCGGGCAAAGAACGTAGCAGCAGTGCGCACTCAGTCTGGAATTGTCTTCATGGGAATGCGAAACATCACCCCGTCGCAGCGTAAGGCGCTGCTGGAAATCCCTCAGTCAGACCTTGACGCGGCGCTCAGGTGGCAAAAATGACCCAATACCTCAGAGAGAAGTGGCTCAGGCTTCGCATCCTAAAGATGCGCGGCATGTATGAGATCAACTACCGGATAATCCGGAACACGGCGAAAATGATGGGGGTTAAGCATGCGCATTGAGCGTGACTATCAGCAAATCGTCAGGCTATCAGGCGTCAGAACCGCAGCGGACATGCGCCGGTTATTCGGCAATGGCTGGAAGACCATTAACAAATCACAGCAGGCATGGGTACGTCATCTGCTGGGGGTATGGGGCTATCACCTGGGCGGAGAAGATTACGACCGCGCAGAGGTAAACGTGATTGGCCGACTGATGATGCGCTGTGAGTGGAGTGAGCAGAAGGGCAGGCAGATAGAGAAAATCGTGTCACAGCTGCATTGTGAAGGCCTGCGAGGTGAAGAGTTGTTTCGCAAGGCACGTGACCTGCTAATCCCGCAATCATCAACGGCAAACATCATCGCTCTCGCCAAAGAATCAGATGATGCCGCCTTTGTTGAATCAGTCATGGTAAAGACGTTCGGTAAGGATAACCCGCTTCGCAATGTAGCCAGATTACGATACTGCAAACGCAAGAGCGTGCAAAACATCGGCTCATCGCTGATTTATTACTGCAGCATCTCACCCAAAGAGGCCCGGAACAGAATGGAATGGGCAATTGATATCCTCGAAGGAGAAATGTTTTACGCAATTAAGCGAGAAATGGAGAAGGAGATTCTTAAAATCGCTGCGTGATTACACAGAATAGCACGAAATGACAAAGACAAAGGGCAAGCAACCTGGCACATTAACGGCATGATCGGGAAGTAAAGCGAACAGATCGCGGCTTTACCGGTCAGTTGCATAAATGTGGATGCCAAGAAGCCTCGTGACCTCACCAGTCGGCGGGGCTTTTTTATTGCGGATAATCTTATTTTATTACTGCAAGTTGTCTTTGGGTGCCAGCATCATAAGATTACATGGTAACGCTACGTTACTATATGGCTTATGCCTCTGGGGCTTAAAATGAATGAAGAATTATCGGAAGAGCAATTGGCTGAATTAAAAGATTTTATTGAGGAAGATAATAATCTCTTTGGAAAGCCTAAGTTGCATGTCGACTGTAAAATTTATGAAGAAGAATACAAAAACAAAGTTGAAGCGGGACTGGAGATAGCCAAAGCCCTTCAGCTTATTGGTTTGCCTGCAGCTGTAGTTCTGGCGCTTGAGGCGGCAAAAAAAGGTATGGATAAATACTGCAAACTATCGTGAATAAAGCATCTTAAGGCTCTGCTTCGGCGGGGCCTTTTTCTTTTCGTCCCTACCAATCAACCCAACCCTCACCCGTGACCCTGTATGGTAGTGGGCGACTTTTATGCACAAAAAATCCGCACTCAGGCGGATTATTTCTTATTGGCTACCCAACGGCGGTGCGGTGTTTTCTCTCGACAAGAAAAGACTAACCGGACTTGCTCAGTTCAGAAAGTAGACAATTCCTAATTGAGCCTGTCCCCGTAACCGGGGGTCACATGAGTATTGATATGAGCAAACTGGCATCAGGCGCAGCATATGGCGCATCTGCCGGGACGATTGCCAATGGTCTGCTGACCCGGTTAAGTCCCGATGAATGGAGTGCTGTTGGCGTACTGGCCGGTATTCTGGTTGCGCTCTTCACGCTCGGCATCAACTGGTATTACAAGCGCAAAACCACAATAGCGCAGATTAAAGCCCTTCAGCGCTGGCCCACCGCACCAGGCATCAACGAGGATTAACCTATGGCTATGTCAAACAGCCTGCGCAATAAGCTTATTGCTGTCGCGGGTGGCGGAGCTATGGCTATCGCTACAGTGTTCCTCGGCGGAAAGGATGGGGTAGAGGGCAGGGTATACGAGCCTTACAAAGATGTGGCTGGCGTCTGGACTGTCTGCGACGGTCACACCGGCACCGACATCATCAAGGGGAAGAAATACACCGACCGCGAATGTGATCGGCTTATGTGGAATGACCTGCAACCAGTCAAGAAAGCGGTTGATGGGATGGTCAAAATCCCACTTGGCGAATATCAGCGCGCCGCACTTTACAGCTTCACCTATAACGTTGGCACCAACGCGTTCTCGAAATCGACACTGCTTAAGCGTCTGAATGCCGGTGACGTTGATGGCGCATGTGAAGAGCTTCGTCGATGGATTTACGCTGGCGGCCAGAAGTGGCGGGGATTAATGAACCGTCGCGATATGGAGCGCACCATGTGCCTGGCGGAGAGTGCCGATGACCTCAAAGGCTAAAGTGCTCGCCGCGCTCATCCTGCTGGTTCTGCTGCTGTTAACCACCTCTGTAGCATTGGCGCTTTATTATCGTGGAAATGCCATTGACTACAAGGCGCAGCGTGATACGGCATCAAGCAATCTAAAGATGGCAAAAGACACCATCACGGACATGCAGACACGCCAGCGCGATGTGGCTGCACTCGATGAGAAATACACGAAGGAGTTAGCTGATGCTAAAGCGACTATCGATCATTTGCATGATGACGTTGCTACTGGCAAGCGCCGGCTGCAGCTCAACGCCACCTGCACGAAGCAATCCGCCTCCGGCACCGCCAGCATGGATGATGCAGCCAGCGCCCGACTTACTGACGCCGCTCAACGGGATTATTTCACCCTCAGAGAGCGAATCGAAGTTGCCGGAAAGCAAATAGCCGGATTGCAGCAATACATCATAGGGCAATGTTTGAAGTAATGCTCACGCGGTCCGCAAAAAGTAATTTAATCTGTCAACGTTGAGAGCTGCGCCAGTAATGGTGCGGCTTTTTTTACTTCTGAAGTAACCCTCCGCGCGTCGCAGCGCATATCACTCCCGAGTCTTTCAGAAAGCTGAGCCTGAGAACTGCCGTATATGGTGGCGACCATCTCGGGGCGGCTTTTCTGTGCGAACAGGCTCATCTTTCTAAAAGGTAATCGCAATGAATAATCAGTTAGCAACTCTCGATTTTCGGGACATGGTAGCCGTTTCTGGTGATCGTGTGATCACTACTTCCCGCAAGGTGTCCGCGTATTTCGATAAGCAGCACCATCACATCATTCAAAAGATCGAAAAGCTTGACTGCTCAGAAGAATTTTTAACCAGCAACTTTTCGCGGGTTACTTATGAGCACAAGGGTAATCAGTATGTTGAGTATGAAATTTCAAAAGACGGCGCGATGTATATCATCATGTCGTTCACCGGTAAGAAGGCTGCCGCTATTAAAGAGGCGTTTATCAAAGCCTTTAACTGGATGCGCGAGAAGCTGATGGAGCTGGCTCACTCCTATCAGCGGGAGCATAACGAACTGATGCTTGAGCTGATGAAAGAAAAGGATGTTGCCAGCATGTCTGGCCGATTGCTTAACCGGTGGGGGCGCGTGAAAAAACCTCAGCTATTGGCAAGAATTGAAAGGCTGGAGCAGCGGGCGCAAATCACAATTCCCGGCCTGCCACAGTGACCATTACAAAGCTCATCTTAAGGTGGGCTTGATAATGAATATCAGAGGTAAAAACATGGCAAAGCTTAGTGTCGAAATCATCCATCCCAAAAATGCTGATGTGAACGGAGTGCTGGCTGAGGTTGAGCGTAAGTTTGCAGGTAAACCGGCAACACCTGCTGTCATTGCAGAGATAGAGCGAGAAGCGGCCCGGCTGATTCGTCGACTAATTAAAACGAAAGTTACATTCATTAAGGGTTAAATATGCAAATTCATGAAGGCCCAATGACGTTTGAAGTGCACGGCTTGCCTACCGAGAAAGACGTGCAGGATGAGTTTGATAAGTTAAAGGCGCGTATGTCAGGCCTTCGCCTAAGTTATGAGCTGCAGCAATTTATTATGTCGGAACTGGTTTATCAGCTCACTCGTAAAATCAGCATTTCAGCGACTTATAACGGTATTAAATAAATATGGCAAAGCTCACCGACAAACAAGAGCTGTTTGCCCGTGAGTATTTGTCAGACCTGAATGCAACTCAGGCAGCCAAGCGAGCGGGATACAGCGATAAGACCGCTTACAGCATTGGTCAGGAAAACCTGAAGAAACCTGAAATACAGGATCTAATCGCAGAACTGAAAGCAGAGCGTAACGAGCGCACGCAGGTTAACGCCGATTACGTCCTGCGCCGCCTGGTAGAGATAGATGAGATGGATGTGCTCGACATCCTCAACTCCAACGGCGAGCTAAAACCCATCAAAGACTGGCCCAAAGTCTGGCGCACTACGCTGTCAGGTATGGATGTCACCGAGATGGCTGGCGACGCTGCCGGACTACTGAAAAAGATTAAGTGGCCTGACAAGGTTAAGAACCTCGAATTGCTTGGTAAGCACGTAACCGTCCAGGCATTCAAAGACAACGTTAAAAACGAGCTGGTCGGCGCTAATGGCCTTCCTCTTGCCACGCCATCATTCGTGATTAGCTTCGGAGCGGAAGATGACAGCAGCGGAGACGAGACTTAGCTTTGCGCCTAAGTTCAAGCCACTCTTCCAGCCAAAACGCTACAAGACGTTCCACGGTGGGCGTGGTGGTGCTAAATCATGGGCTGCTGCCCGCGCGCTGGTCATCATGGCTGCCAGCAAGAAGCTCCGCATACTCTGTACCCGTGAGGTGCAGAACTCGATTAAGGATTCAGTACACAAGCTGCTGAAAGACCAGATTGAGATGCTCGGGCTTAATCCATGGTTCCGCATCACCAATGAGAGCATCACCAGCGCATCCGGCAGCGAGTTCCTGTTCAAAGGCCTGCGCTTCGACCCGCTTGGCATCAAATCAACTGAAGGCGTGGACATCTGCTGGGTTGAGGAGGCGCAGTCGGTTTCCTCTGACTCATGGGCGATTCTGATACCCACCATCCGTAAAGAAGGCTCTGAGATTTGGGTGACATTTAACCCCGGCGAAGAGTCAGACCCGACCTATCAGCGCTTCATCGTTACTCCACCGGACGACAGCATTACGGTTGAGGTGAATTACTACGACAACCCATACCTGCCAGAAACACTCCGCAAAGAGATGGAGTACTGCAAGCGCATTGATTATGAGGCCTATGAGCACATCTGGCTGGGTAAGCCGAAGTCGATTAGCGATTCAGTCATCTTCCGTAACCGGTACAGGGTGGAAGCGTTCCCTGACGACTTGTGGCAACAAGCCGATCGCCTGTTCTTTGGCGCTGACTTCGGCTTTGCAAATGACCCGAGCACGCTTATCCGCATGTTCATGATCGACACCCGGCTCTATATCGAATACGAGGCCTATGGCGTCGGCGTGGAACTGGATGAAATGCCGCAGTTCTACGACTCTATTCCTGAGGTACGCAAATGGCCGATCAAGGGTGATAACTCCCGACCGGAAACCATCAGCTATCTGGCGCGCCAGGGATTTTCGATTGATGCGGCCGCAAAGTGGAAAGGTAGCGTTGAGGATGGTGTCACCTACCTGAAAGGGTTTGAGGAAATCATTATTCATGAGCGCTGCAAACACACCGCCGATGAATTCCGCCACTACTCCTACAAGGTCGACAAAAAGACCGGCGACATACTGCCGATCATCGTCGACAAGTTTAACCACTGCATAGATGCCATTCGCTACGGGCTGGATGGCTACATTACCAGCTCAGACAGCCTCGGCACCTGGGCGCAACTTGGGAAAGGCTGAATATGTCCGAAACAGAAAGCATGTCGCAGCCTGTACCAACGCGTGACAGCTATGAAAACTTCATTGCCCGGATGGGTGTTAATGAGTCGAACCAGTCTGGCGCCGGCACCTACCGCAATAACTGGACCTCACGTAATCGCCTGTTGATTGAGCAGGCCTACCGCACATCATGGCTGGTGGGCGCTGGCGTAGATGCAATTCCTGATGACATGACCCGTAAGGGTGTGACTATCACCTCTAAGCTTGAAGATGGCCGCAAGAAGCAGCTAGACCACGCATGGGATGAGATGGGGCTATGGGAGGCAATAAACGACACGCTGAAGTGGGCGCGGCTCTACGGTGGCGCTGTGGGCGTTATCCTGATTGATGGGCAGAACTACTCAACGCCGCTAAGGATTGAAACCATAGCCAAAGACGCCTTTAAGGGCGTGATGGTGATGGACCGATGGATGCTCAATGCAATGACCGAGCGCCGTGTGAGCGAACTTGGACCGGACTTCGGCATGCCGGAGTTCTACAAGGTCGTGACGTCAGCTACCGGTATCCCGCCGTGGCGCATTCACCACTCCAGGCTGATTCGCTTTGATGGCATCCCGCTTCCGTACCAGCAGCGCCTCACAGAAAACGACTGGGGCATGTCGGTGATTGAGCGTTGCTTTGATCGCCTTCTGGCTTTCGACTCCACGACAACCGGCGTTGCTCAACTGGTATACAAAGCTCATCTTCGCACCTACAGCATTGATGGCCTGCGTAGCCTGCTTGCGATGGGTAAGGACAACCCAATGTATAAGGGTCTCATGTCTCATATGGACATGATCCGCGAGTATCAGAGCAACGAAGGCATGACGATTATGGATGCCAAAGACAAGTTCGAGGCGCACACCTATTCGTATGCCGGGCTCAGTGACGTGCTGGCGCAGTTTGGTCAACAGGTGTCAGGTGCGTTCGGCATTCCTCTGGTGCGCCTGTTTGGACAGTCTCCTGCCGGGTTCTCTACCGGTGACACTGACCTGGCTAACTACTACGACAACGTGTCCACCCAGCAGGAGCGCAAGTTACGCCGCCCCATCCGCAAACTGTTTCAGGTTCTGCATATGAGCCTGTTCGCATCGCCACTGCCTGATGATTTCACTTTCGAGTTTAACGAGCTGTGGCAGACGCCAGACAGCGAGCGCGCCGACACTGCAGCGAAGGTTGTGGCCGCAACCGTTCAGGCTGTTGACGCTGGGCTGATGACCGAGAAAGCCGGTGCCATGCATCTGCAGGAAACGGCACGCGTGACCGGCATCGGCTCAACCATCAGCGAAGAGGATATCGATAATGCCAGTGACCTCCCGCCGCCGAGCGAGAAAGACCTCGATAACGTCGAAGCCACCGAACCTGAAACGCGCCGAGAGGCAACTGGGAACACAGCTACGAAAGATAGCTCAGGCAGTCGGGGAGATAGTCGAGGGTTCTTACGATGGTTCAAATGACAGCGTCACCGACATCATGGACAGGCTGGAGCGTTACGCGGACCTGATTGAGCCATGGGCTGAAGCGGTATCGAAGCGCCTTATTAGCACGCTGGAGATTGCAGACGATGCGATGTGGCGTGAGCGCTCCTATCAAATCTCTGCTGGCCTGCGTGACCTGATGGCAGGCAGTCAGGGAATGGTAACCCGCAGCATCATCCAGGAGCAGGTGAAGCTGTTCAAGTCACTTCCGCTGGAGGCTGCCGACCGGGTCTACGACATTCACAATCAGGCGATTGAGGCTGTGGTAACCGGCAGGCGGTCCAGTGAGCTGAAGAAGGAAATCATGCGCACTGGAGAAGTCACTGAGGCCCGGTCGCGCACTATCGCCCGAACTGAGGTTGGTCGCGCATCCACTGCAATCACACAGGCTCGATCTACTGCTATCGGCTCGCGTGGCTACATCTGGCGCACAGTTGAAGATAGCGACGTCCGACACTCTCACAAACAAATGGAAGGCCAGTACGTTGACTGGGCAAGCCCGCCTACGCTCGATGGCATGACCGGTCACGCCGGTCAGTTTCCTAACTGCCGTTGCTACTGCGAAGTCGTCGTTCCCGAGGATTAACGATGCAATATTTCTATACCACCCGCCTCGGCAACACTCGCTTTGAGATGGCCGATGGCTCCCTGCTGTGCAAAGACGTCCCGATCGCCCGTATCGGCGCGCAGGTATACGACGAAAGCGAACTACCCGGCATCGTTGGTGATGAGGATGGTGAGATTGTCGTCACCCGCGATGCTGACGAAGTATTCCGGCCTGAAACGCTGGCGTCATTCGAAGGCATGGCATTCACGCTGGGTCACCCGAAAGACATGGTCAATCCCGGCAACTGGAAAGAGCATGCACACGGACACATCCAGAACGTCCGGCGTGGCACTGGCAACCAGTCAGATTTAATGCTGGGTGATATCCACATCAAGACCGCTGAAGGCATTCAGAAGGTGATGGATGGTCAGGATCAGATATCAATGGGCTATGACGCTGAGTATGAGCAGCAAGCCCCCGGACAAGCCCGGCAACACACAATTATCGGTAACCACTGTGCGAGCGTACCCAATGGTCGCGCAGGCATTCGCTGTTCAATTGGAGATAGCACATTCATGACTACCAAAAATCAGGGCTGGTTTAGCCAGCTGAAGCGGGCCATTAAAACCAAGGATGCCGATAGCCTGGCTGATTTGGTGGACAATGCGCCATCAGAACTGGTCGAGCCAAGCCTTGATTTGGCGCGGGCAGTAAACATCACCATCAATCCGGCCCAGCCATTGCCACAAGAGCGCGAGCTTGGCGGCCTGACTACCGATGAAGAAGGTGGTGAAGGTGGTGGCGCCATGAGTATTGGCGAACTGGAGAAGAAAGTTGATGCGCTGGCGGTTCTTGTGCAGCAGCTGATTAACCCGGCGTCGACCTCTACCACTGACTCCGATCTGGACGAAGAGGACGAGAAGAAAAAAGCTACCACCGACGCTGCTTACCATCAGGGTGTGGTTGCTCGCGCTGAGCTGATTATGCCGGGCGTCAAACTTCCTGAAGGTGGCAAGCTGGCGGCATTCAAACGCTCCACCATGGACGCAGCATTCAGAACGCCAGAAGGTCAGGCTTTGCTTGCTCCGCTGGTTGGTGCAACGCCTGACTTCAGCAAGATGCCAAAAGCGACGCTGGATGCCGTGTTCGTGTCTGCGAGTGAAATCGCTAAGTCACGCAACGCTGCCCCGGTCACCACCTCTCGCGCTGCTTTCTACGATTCATCCAACAAAAACTCACCGGCTGCTCTCAATAAAGCCTTCGCCGCTCACTGGAAAAAATAAGGGATAAACCCATGGTTGCATATTTGTACCGGATGCCAGTAGGCATCGCCGGGGCTATTTCACGCCCTCAGGACCTGACCACCGAGCCGGTGATCATCGACTCATCTAACGCTTTCGCTGCTTATGGCCTGGCTGGCAAAGACAGTGCCGATGGCAAGTTCATCCCGCTGGCAGCGTCTGATGCCGCTACCGTGATTACCGGCCTGTACGTTCGCCCATACCCAACCACTTCGACGCCAGACATGGTGCGCCAGGTTGGTACTGGTAAGAACTTCACTGGCGACGTGATGAAGCGCGGCTACATGGCCGTGAATATCGGCAGCACCGCTGTTGGCCTGGTTAAGGGTGGCGCGGTCTATGTCCGTAATGCTAACCCGACTCAGGCAAGCCCGCTGGGTGCAATTCTTGGCGCAGCAGTGACCGGCGAAACTGTCGTACTGCCTAACGCCTCCTTCACCGGTGCAGGCGATGCCGCTGGCAACGCTGAAGTCGCTTACAACATCTAAGGGAACCGCTAAATATGTTTACTTTTGACCAAGCCACCGTTGACGGTTCTGGCGCTTTCCTGGTTGGCGAGCTTGAGCGTCTTGACCAGAACCTGAACATGCCGTTGGTGGGATACACCTGGTCGCGCGATATTGAGCTGCGCGAAGATGTGTCCATCGCTGATGACATCAGTTCTTTCACCAACTCTCAGTTTGCGGCGGCGGGTACACCTAACCCGGCTGGTAAAAACTGGATCGGCAAAGACTCCACTGCAATCGCAGGCGTTAACGTCGACATTTCCAAAACTGGCTTTCCGCTGACCCTGTGGGGTATGGAGCTGGGCTGGACTGTTGTCGAGCTGGCTGCCGCCGCTAAAGTAGGCCGCCCGCTGGACACCCAGAAGTTCGACGGCATGCAGCTGAAGTGGAACATGGACACTGATGAACAGGTTTATCGCGGTGACAGTCAGTTAGGCGTCAAAGGCCTGACCAACTACACCGGTGCCGCGGTGACCAACGCGCCGAAGACATGGGCAACTTCAACCGCCGATGAAATCCGTACCTCGATCAACCTGCTGCTGTCGAATGCCTGGGCTGCCACCGGTTACACGATTGTTCCGCGTGACCTGCTGCTGCCGCCTGAGCAGTTTGCTCTGCTGTCCAGCATCATCGTCTCATCTGCCGGTAACCAGTCTCTGCTGACCTACCTGCAGAACAACACCATCGCATTCCATCAGAACGGCACCCCGCTGAATATCCGTGCGGTGAAGTGGCTGAAAGGCGCTGGCGTTGGCGGTACTGACCGCATGATGGCTTACACCAACGATAAGAAGTTTGTTCGCTTCCCGATGGTTCCGCTGCAGAACATCCCGGTTCAGTATCGCGGCATTTACCAGTTGACCACCTACTACGGCAAGCTGGGCGCTGTTGAATCCCCGTACCCGGAAACCATCGCGTATATGGATGGCATCTAACCTATCCGCCCCGAAAGGGGCATTAAGGAGAATGTAATGGCTAAGAAGACCATTCGTGTGCACACCCCGTTCAAGTTCAACAGCGAAGACGGCACGGCTCAGGAGTTCAGCGTTGGCGAGCACAGTGTTGACGACAAAGTTGCCGAACACTGGTTTGTTGCAGCGCATGCCGAAGTCACTGGCAAAACCAAAGCTCCAGCTGACACCAAAGAGTTTCAGGCGCAGATCGACAGCCTGACCACGCAACTGCAAGACAAAGATAAGTCTATTGGTGACCTGCAACTGTCGGTTAACGAGAAGGATGAAATCATTGCTGACCTGACCGCGCAACTGGAAGCACTGCAGCAGCCAGATCCCGGCCCGACAGTGGAAGATAATGACAATGGCAAGAAACAGAAATCTTCCGACAGTAAGTGATTTCCGCCGCGATTTCCCGCAGTTCTCTGACGCCACTAAATACCCCGACGCAGCAATCCAGTTCCGGCTAAATCTCGCCGACATGCTCATTGATGGCTCTGCTATGGGGGACATGTTCCCCTATCTGGTTGAGCTGTTCGTTGCGCATTACATGGTGCTGAACGCAGCTGATACTGCCGCCGGGGTGCTCGGTGGTGCCGGAGGTGCTACGAGTGGCGTAGTTGCGTCCAAGTCAGTAGATAAGGTCAGTGTGAACTTTGACAACAGCTCAACACTGAACGCGGACGCAGGCTTCTGGAACTTCTCCCGCTACGGCGCGGAGTTCTGGCAGATGCTGCAGTTCTTCGGGTATGGCGGGATTCAGCTATGAAATCAGGCCTGACAGTTCGCAGTGACAGCGCTCAAAGCATTCTGGACGCCCTTAAAACCCTCGCGAACAAGGATGTTCTGGTGGGCATCCCTGAATCGAAAGATGAGCGTGATGATGGCGATATAGGCAATGCGGCGATCGGATATATCAACGAGAACGGCTCACCGGCGCAGAACATCCCGCCACGTCCGCACCTGAAGCCAGGCGTCAGGTCGGTAGAACAGGACTTTATGCCTCACCTTAAGTCAGCGGCCCGCAAGGCGCTGGAGGGTGATGCAGAAGGCGCCGTTACGTCACTCGATCGCGCCGGTACTGTGGCGGCAAACGGGGTGAAGCGTTACATCACCATTACCGGGTTCACTCCCCTCGCGGATGCCACGATTGCTAATCGGCTCCGTCGCGGGCGCACCGGTAACAAGCCGCTAATCGACACCGGCGAATACCGCCGCTCAATCACGCACGTTGTGAGGGATAAAGATGCCGACTCTTGATGTTACTGACGTTCTGCTATCGCCTGAATTCCTCGATACAACGCTCACCGTGAAGCGCAATACCCAGGCTGTCGATGCAGATGGCTTTCCCAGCAACGCACCCACTGTGACGCCATTTGGTGGCGTGGTGACGGTGGATCGCTCACTGGAAGCCCGGCGCATGCAGGCCGGTCAGGTTATTAACGGCGCAATCCTGATTGTGACCGTTTTCCGCCTGACCAGCGGCAACACCGGTATTGATGCGGACATTGTCACCTATCGCGGGCGCGAGTATCGCGTCACCTTCGTAGACCCTTACACAGCTTACGGCGCTGGCTTCGTCCAGGCTCACTGTGAACTGTTGCCATTCGACGGAGGCGCCGGTGAGTAATGACAGCACGGCAGCCGGGTACCTGACACCTGTCAGCGCGGCGCAGGCATACGATGAGGCGCTGGAGCGGGAGTTAAGCCAGTGGGCAAGAGCATTATCCGGATTGCCACCAGGCATGGTCAGGCCGCGATGGACAGCCACTCAGGCTGCTCTTCCTGCTGCTGACGTGAACTGGTGCGGATTTGGCATCATCGGCTTTACGGCTGATAACGCCCCGGCGTTCGTCCGGCAGACTGATGACGGCAATCAACTCTGGCGTCACGAAGTGATCGAAACGCTCGCATCTTTTTATGGCCCGCAAAGCCAGTCGATCGCAACCCTGTTTCGCGATGGCCTGACGGTTGAGCAGAACAACGAAACGCTGAAAACAAACGAGCTTTCACTTGCTGATTACAGTGAACTGACAGCCTTCCCCGAACTCATCAATAACCAGTGGGTGCGCCGGTACGACATCACTGTGCGCCTGCGCCGAAAAGTTATCCGCGATTACGGCATCAAATCTCTGGTCGACGCGCCAGTATCATTCTTTGGAGATTAACCTATGGCACAGGGCTTACCTGTATCCAACGTTGTGAACGTTGACGTGATCATGTCCCCCACTGCGGCGACGGGTCGTAATTTCGGTTCGCTACTCATTCTCGGTACATCCGCTGTTATTTCGGTATCAGAGCGTATCCGGCTTTATACCAGCTCAGAGGACATCGGCGTTGATTTCGGCGAAGACAGTCGGGAGTACGAAGCTGCGCTGATTTACTTTTCACAGTCACCACGGCCTGCTCAGGTCTACGTCGGCCGATGGGCAAAAACGCTGGCAACCGGCGAGACAGGAAGCGCTGAAACATTGGCGCAGGCAATTACTGCGGTACTGCAGTTTACCAACTGGTATGGCCTTGGCATTGCTGACGAAGACGAACTGACGCCTGCAGAGATTACGGCGACTGCAGCAGCAATTCAGGCATCAAGCCTGAGCCGCGTGTTTGCTGTTACGTCATCTGATTCAGGCATCATCGACTCTGCGACCACTTCAGATGTCGCCTCTACTCTAAAAGCGGCCGGGTACAGTCGCACCTTTGTGCAGTACTCAACGAAGAGTAAATACGCGGCTCTGTCGGCTTTCGGTCGTGCCTTTACTGTCAATTTCACCGGCAACAACACCACGATAACCCTTAAGTTCAAAACTGAACCGGGTGTGACGTATGAAACCCTGACCAGCTCTCAGGCTGCCGCAGTAGATTCGAAGAATGCCAACGTTTACGTGTATTACGCGAACGATACGGCAATCCTGCAGCAGGGTGTGATGTCCAATGGTGATTTCTTCGATGAGCGCCACGGGCTGGACTGGCTGCAGAACTACGTGCAAACCAACCTGTTTAACCTGCTGTACACCTCAACCAGCAAAATTCCTCAAACCGAAGCAGGTATCACACGTCTCCTCACGAACGTTGAGATGTCGCTGGACCAGGCTATTTCGAATGGTCTGGTTGCTCCAGGCGTGTGGAATGGCGGTGACATCGGGCAGATTACCGCAGGCGACACCCTGACTAAGGGCTACTACGTGTACGCCCAGCCTCTGTCATCACAGGCTCAGTCGGACCGTGAAAAGCGCCGCGCACCTCTGATTCAGGCTGCTATCAAACTGGCCGGTGCAGTTCACTATGCCGATGTTCAGATCAACGTTGTTCGCTAAGGGGATATAGATGAGTACCTACAGCTTTATGGACATTACGGCGTCCATGACCGGCCCGACCGGCTCAATCGACCTTGGCTATGGCTCTGCGAACTCCGAAGAGGGGATCACGGTAACGATGACCGAGGCCAAAAACACCATGACGATTGGTGCTGATGGCGAAACAATGCATAGCCTGCATGCAGGCAAGAGCGGCACCGTAACCATCAACCTTCAGAAAACCTCGCCGGTTAATAAGAAACTCTCCCTGATGTACAACGCGCAAAGCCAGTCTTCTGCGTTGTGGGGGAATAACGTGTTCCTGCTGCGAAACAAAGCATCAGGCGACATTGTTACCATCCGTTCAGCGGCTTTCCAGCGCCAGCCTGACTGGAACAACCCAAAGGTTGCCGGAATGGTCGCTTGGGTGTTTGACGGCGGCAAAATCGACGAAGTGCTCGGGGAGTTTTAATCGATGGAATTTGAAATCAAAGGCGTGAACTACCGCGCATCAAAGCTCAGCGTTTTCGACCAGCTGAAGGTTTCTCGTAAGCTACTCCCGGTTCTGGCCGGGCTGCTTTCAGAATTTGGCAGCCTAAAAGATATGATGCCAAAAAAGGCATCTGCCACTGGCGGGGAAACATCCGAATTGGATATGAAGGCCTTGGCACCAATCTTTGAAAAGGTTCTGCCTAAAATCGCTGAAAAAATGGCAGGCCTGAGTGAAGAAGACACCAATGCGATCATCTTCCCCTGCCTGTCCGTCGTTGCGCGGCAGAACGGTAAGGTATGGGCGCCGGTAATGTCACAGAACGAGCTGATGTTCGACGACATCGACCTGATGAGCATGTTGCAGATCGTTGGTCGGGTGGTAGGCGACAGCCTGGGAAATTTTTTGCCCGCAGCCCCCGACAAAGAGATTGCGGACAACTCAGCGGCCTGACACTTGAATCCCTGCCTGATGGCGAGGATTTTCTGATGCGCCCGGTTGACGCCGGGTACATCAGCTACACCGCGCTGAAAGATGGCTCAGTAGACCTCGCGGACGTATCCCGCATGAATGACTGGCTCGACCTGAAAGCAGACAATAACAACCGCATTGAGCGCTGGAGACAGGATAATGAACGCTGAGACTATCAAGGATTTTCTGGTAAGCCTCGGCTTTCAGATTGACGATGCCGGCGCGCGCAAGTTTGACTCTGTTGTGCTGGGTACCACTCTGCAGGTGGTCAAGCTCGGCGCGGCAGTTGAAGCAACCGCTATCTCTGTTGTGGCCTTCACAGCCAAAATCGCCAGCGGCCTGGATCAGCTTTACTGGTCATCCCAGCGCACCGGCGCGACAGTGGCCGGGATTCAGGCTATTGGCTATGCCGCATCTCAGGCTGGTTCAAGCGCAGAGGCTGCCCGTGGTTCACTTGAGGGGCTGGCGCGCTTCATGCGCAACAACCCAGGCTCTGAAGGCTTCCTGAGTCGCCTGGGAGTGCAAACCCGCGACGCCAGCGGCAACATGCGCGATATGGCCAGCATCTTTACGGGTGTGGGCCAGAAGCTAAGTAACATGCCGTACTACCGCGCAAACCAGTATGCGCAGATGCTTGGCATTGATGAAAACACCCTGATGGCGATGCGTCGCGGGCTGGGTCAGTTCAATCAGCAATACACGCAGATGGCGAAGGCTATCGGCTTCAATGCTGACCAGGCTGCGATAAGCTCCAACAAATTCATGACCTCGCTGCGTGCCTTCGGGCAAATGGCGGGCATGGCGCGCGATAAAATCGGATCCAGCCTGGCAGAGGGTTTGTCGGGTTCTATCGACACGCTGAGAAAGCAGATTGTCGATAACTTCCCGAAGATAGAGCAAACGATCACCAGTGGCGTGAAGGGCATTCTCTGGATGGCGGAGGTGATAGGCCGTGTCGTTTACCGCCTCATTCAGGCTGCCGGAGATATTCGTGAGTGGTGGAATACGCTCGATAAGAGTACTAAGCAGTTGATTGAAACGCTCGGCGCGCTTGTTCTTGCGTGGAAGCTGGTTAACAGCGCATTTCTTACCTCTCCGATTGGTCGGATCATCGCGCTAGGTCTCGCCATTCTCAGCCTGTATGACGACTACAAGACGTGGCAGGCTGGCGGAAAATCACTTATCGACTGGGAGAAATGGCAGCCAGGCATCGACTCCGCTAAAAAGGCGCTGGACTGGTTCACTGATAAGCTGAATAAGCTGAACAACGGCACCCTTACATGGAAAGGCACGCTCCAGTCACTTTCTGATTTCATGAAAGGCGACTGGTCGAAGTCTATCAATGATGCGATCGCCTCTGTTAACCGCGCCTTTGGCGGCTTTCTGACTCAGATTGGTCAGAAGTTCGCTAACAGCCCGTTCTGGAAAACTCTGCAGCGCCTCCATATCGTCAATGAGAAAGACACTCAGGACATGCTGAACTTCTTCAGTGGCGAAGGTGGCAAGCCTGCGGGCCCGGCTGCAACTGACAAAATGCCCGGCGAAGATGACGGCCCCGAAGCCATCTACCCTGTCGACGGTCCAGCCTCGCAATATGCACAGTCACTGAAGCGCGGGGAGCGAAACAATAACCCCGGCAACCTGAACTATGCAGGTCAGGCAGGAGCAATGCTGGAGCGTAGTGGCGGGCGGTTCGCTAAGTTCCAGTCCGCCTATGATGGCCTGCGCGCCATGGCCCGCCAGCTGATGCTGTACGCGAAGCGCGGAATAAACTCTGTTGAAGGCATCATATCCACCTGGGCGCCATCTTCCGAGAACAACACTGGTGCTTATGTTAACTCCATATCATCTCGCCTTGGCGTTGACCCCAAAGCCGCGCTTAACCTGCAGAATCCACAGGTACTGTCTCAGCTGATGAACGGCATTATTCACCATGAGAATGGCCGCAACATATACTCAAGCGAGCTTGTAAGCCGTGCAGCTTCTGGCGCTGCCTCACCTACCGTCAATCAGGAAACAAACATCCATATTCACGGGGTGAGCGATCCGGAGCGCGCTGGTAGCAGTGTGGCAGAGCGGCAGATGGGCGTTAACTCCCGGCTAACCCAGCAACTTACTCCGGCGGTCAGATAATGGATATTCTCTCTACGCTGTTTTCACAGCAAAGCAGGAAGATAGGCCTGATCATCCCGGATGTGGTTATCTCTGAGAAGCACAGCGATGTGCTGGAAATTACAGAGCATCCTACTGAGAATGGCGCGCCGGTTGCAGACCATGCATACAAGCGGCCATCAGAGCTGACAATGGATGTCGGCTTTTCCGGTGGAGGCTCGCTGCTGGATTTTGCGAGTTCGTTCACTGGCACTAGCTTGCTGGGGCTCAGTCCAAAAGAGACCTATCAGCAGCTGTTAGATTTGCAGGCCAGTCGCGTGCCGTTTGATGTAGTCACAGGAAAACGCATCTACAGCAACATGCTGATCCGCGTGCTTGATGTCACTACTGATCGCACCTCAGAGAACGTACTGATGGCCTCCCTGACTCTCAAGGAGGTCATTATCTCCCAGACGCAGACGATCAGCGTTGCTGACAAGTCAGACATGGCGGATGGCGTAAGCACATCACCAGTGCAGAACACTGGCACTAAGTCAGTAAAGAGCGCCAATGAGTCTGTACTTTCGAAACTCTACAGCTATGTGTCGGGGTAAGCATGCAGGGATATGAAATACCGCTATCTCCGGACAATCAGGCATTCAATATTAACCTGAGCAACACCACCTACAGGATACAGGTTGAGTGGCGTGACTTCGCATGGGTGCTTGATTTGATGGATAGCGGCGGCAACAAGATTGTGAGCGGAATCCCTATGGTGACAGGCGGTAACCTGCTTTCGCCGTGGGGCTACCTTAATCTGGGATTCGCGCTTGAGGTGGCCTGCGATGACGTTTCGCAGGATTACCCAACCAAAACTGACCTTGGCATTCGCAGCCATCTCTACGTAATTACGGGGTGAGCATGAGCCAGAACTGGATGCGCCACTTTGAACTGTTGCTGATCGATGAGTCTGGAGCCGGCATCAGCCTTTCGGACTTCAAAGTCGTTTTTAATATCGAGTGGACGAATGCGCTATGGCCGCGCGTTGCGACGGTGAAAATCTATAACCTGAAGAAAGACACTGTAAGCCGGATTCAGGGCAAGGAGTTCTCAAGGCTGAAGATGATCGCCGGTTACGATGGACTGGCTGCGCCGGTCGATGCCAGCCAGGTAGGTGTTGCGCGCAATGTCGATGCGACTCAGGTGGGCCAGACGGACGGGCAGAACTTCGGACAGATATTCGACGGTGAGGTTCGATTTACGATAACCGGGCGCGATAACCCGACCGACACTTACATACTGATTCAGGCCATTGACGGTCATCAGGCTTTTGTGGCCGCGAAGGTCAACACGACTCTGGCAGCTGGTTACACGGTGGCAGATTTGCATGCCGCCACGATGCAGAGCTTCCAGCCATTTGGCGTGACGCAGGGCATTACCGCTCAGATGCCGGACACCGTATTCCCTCGCGGGCGCGTGATGTATGGCATGGCCCGAGACGTTATGAGCAACGTTGCTGACCAGTGCAATGCCAACTGGCAGATTGTGGATGGTCAGGCGCAGATGGTCAGCACTGATAAGTACATCCATGAGGCCATCGTGCTTAACAGTCGCACCGGACTCATCGGCATGCCACAGCAGACCATGGGCGCTGGCGTTAACGTGCGATGCCTGATTAACCCCAATATCCGGGTTGGTGGACTGATAGAACTGGACCAGGCTTCTGTGTATCGCTCAGCGCTCTCCAGCGATGAAGTTCAGCGGTCGGGCGGGCGGATCTTTGAGACCGAAAATAACGGGAATCTGAACGTTAATGGAACACTGCAACAGCCCGCAAGTATTGCGACCGATGGCGTGTATATCGTGCAATCCATCAGTTATACTGGTGATACACGCGGACAGGCCTGGTATATGGATTTGATGTGCAGCGCCAGAGGTTCCGCAGATCTCCAGACATCAACCGCTATCACTCGAGGCATTTCCACATGATCAAGTTAGGCGCCGCAACATTAATGGCTTTTATGTTTTCAGCATCGTGCTTAGCGGCGTCAAAACCTATTATGCAGTGTGGACCTTTTTTAATATCTTCGAGTGACGACGGCTTTGCTCACGTCAACAATGTCCGCCCGGTTAGCCAAAAATTCACCTTCCTCGGCGCTAAAGAGGATTATTCATCCGTCCAGTATCAATGGATGGTGCCGCGCACAGACTATCCTGGCTACTACGGCATGGATTACATCAAGCGCAATGGTAAGGCCATTCTGAATGTCGAGGCCATTCGTTCGAACATTAATGAGCCGAGAATGTTTGGCACTTATGATTGCAAGAAAATTAGCTAGCATAATAAAGGATTAGATATGACATTAAGAAAGGTGCCAATCTCATTAGCAATAGTATTCTTCAGCTATGTAGGTGTCGCTCAAGCTGAGCCAAAAGGTAATACGGCTGAACACTTTTTGAGAGAATACTGTATTTTTAATAAAGACAATCCACAATCAGTCGTAACTGGACCTGACGCTTCTGTTACAGGTTTACCCCTGATTACAGGTGATATAATTAAAAAGCAGTATGATCTTGGGAAAAAAGTTTATGAAAAACTTACGCCCCAAGAAAAGCGGGATTGCAAAGGATGGAGCGACCACGCTTATGAATCAGCAATAAATAAATACAGATGAGCTAAACCCGCTACGGCGGGTTTTTTATTGGAGCAAATATGCCAGTTTCACCACAATCACAGGCTGGCGGTGAATCGCAGGCCTACAAAGCGCTGTCAGATTCAATCTTCTCCATGCTCCGTGTTTCCATGCCCGGCATCATCCAGACCTTCGACCCTATCACCTGCACCTGCACTGTTCAGCCAGCTATTAGCGGCCAGGCTGCCGATGAGCTTGGCAACTTCAAGTCTGCACCACTTCCTCTGCTTCTCGACGTCCCGGTAGTGTTTCCGCGCGGCGGCGGTTGTACGATCACTTTCCCGGTGAAAGAGGGTGATGAATGCCTGGTCATCTTCAGCGACCGGTGCATTGATTTCTGGTGGCAGAACGGTGGCATTCAGGAGCCGGTAGACCCGCGACAGCACGACCTGTCTGACGCCTTCGCTATAATCGGGCCGCAATCGCAGGCCGAAGTCATCAGCAACATCAGCTCAACAACGCTTCAGATGCGCACCGATGACGGGGCGGCCTATATCGAGCTCGACCCGAACAGCCATGCAGTAAACATCGTCGCCCCGGGCGGCCTGAATGTAACGACGCCTCTGGCTAAGTTCAGCCAGGCTGTAACGATAACAGGTCTTCTGACGTGGATGGGCGGCATGGTGGGTAGTCTCGCGACTGGCACAGCAGCCAAAATTACCGGCGCTATCGAATTCATCGGCAGCCTGAAATCTAACGGTAAGGACATCAGCGACCAGCACACGCATAACGGCGTGCAAAGCGGCAACAGCAATTCAGGTAAGGTGAACTGATGCGATACAGACGCGAAGATGAAAATGGTGATTATACCTTCGGTAAAGGGGATGACACCTGGCTAATTAACTCGCCGGAGTGTGTTGCTCAGGCCGTAAAAACGCGCTTCCTGCTTTGGTTCGGGCAATGGTTCCTCGACACTACTGAGGGTACGCCATGGGTTCAGTCGGTACTCGGAAAGCAGAAGCCTGAAACGTATAACCTGGCTATACGAAAAAGAATTCTTGAAACACCCGGCGTTAACTCAATTAAGTCGTTCGATACCAACCTGAACACCTCATCACGGCGTGTGATTTTCACCGCAACCATCGACACCATCTACGGAACGACGACCGTCACAAGCGAGGCATAATGGCTCTCAATCTCGATACGCTGGGGCTCTCAGCTACGGTGACCGCCTCAGGGATAAGTGCGCCCGATTACCAGACCATACTGAGTAAGCTCACCGCATATTTTCAGCAGATTTATGGTACCGATGCCTACTTAGATCCAGACAGCAAAGACGGCCAGATGATTGCACTTGTAGCGCTGTCGGTGCATGACGCTAACAACACGGCGATTCAGGTTTACACCTCATTCTCTCCATCAACCGCTATGTCTGATGCGCTTACCCGCAACATAAAAATCAACGGTATCACGCGGAAGCCATCAACGAACTCAACGGTCGACCTGATGCTCAGCGGCACTGCCGGCACCACGATCACCAACGGTTCAGTTAAGGATGCGAACGGCATTATCTGGAACCTTCCATCCAGCGTCACTATTGACGTTGGCGGATCAGTAACGGTTACAGCAACCAGTGCCGTATCGGGTGCCGTAGCTGCGGTAATTGGTTCAATCACACAGATAAACACGCCTACCCGTGGCTGGACTGCCGTCACAAATACTGTTGCTGCCGCAGTAGGTTCTGATGTTGAGAAGGACTCAGCTCTTCGTATCAGACAGGGCCAGAGCGTTGCTATCCCGTCCCTGACGCCATTTGATGCTGTGGATGGCGCACTAGCTAACGTAGCCGGAGTAACCCGTCACAAGCTGTATGAGAACGACACTGGCGTAACGGACTCCAACGGTATTCCCGGACACTCTATCGCTGCCATTGTGGAGGGCGGGGATGTAACTCTGATAGCGCAAACCATCCGTGGCAAAAAAGGCCAGGGTGTCGGAACGTTTGGCAGCACAACAACTCAGGTACCAGACAAATACGGCAACCCGCATAACATCAGCTTTTCGCGCCCGACCAATGTTCCGATTTACGTGGCTCTGGTTCTCAAGGTTTTCACCGGTTACACCACGCAAGTCGGCGAGCAGATTAAGCAGGCGATAGCGGACTATATCAACTCACTGACGATCGGAGATGATGTCCTTCTCAGCCGCTTGTATTCACCTGCAAACCTCGGCGTGGTCAGTGGTGGCAATGCTCGTTATTACGACATCAACAGCCTGCAGATAGGCAAGTCGGCAGGCGCGGTATCTGCTTCAAATATCATCATTGCCTACAACGAATCCGCCACCTGCAGCGTAGCGAACATCTCTATCACGGTGTCGCCATGAGCAAATATACAGACCGTATAACCAACTATCACCGGGGGAAACCCCTGTTTGTTGAGCACGTTGATTTGTCGACCCGGCCACTGACCGACGTGTCAACTGCAATGCATGGCCTGATTTCAGCGTTTGATATTGATGAGGGGATTGGCGTTCAACTGGATGCACTGGGTGAATGGATCGGCAGAAGCAGGATTGTCAGTCAGCCGATATCTGGCGTGTATTTCTCGTTTGATACGGATGGGCTGGGATGGGATCAGGGTGTATGGCAGGGACCATATGACCCCGATGCCGGTTACACCAGCCTCAGTGATGACACATACCGCATCATCCTGAAAGCAAAGATAGCCATCAACAGCTGGGATGGGCAAAACGATTCATTACCTCCAATTCTGGAGGCGGCCTTAGATGGTTCCGGGCTGAAAATGCAGATTGTCGACAATCAGGACATGACCATTTCGGTATGGGTATTTCCGGAAACAGACATCTCTCTGGTTTCGCTGGAGCTTATTGCCGCGATTAGGCAGGGCTATCTGACCGTAAAAGCTGCAGGAGTCTGGGCTGGAGATGTTCAAACGCCTTCTATTTTAACACCATCAGTTGGGTCGAAATTCTTCGGCTTCGATATGGACAATGAATATATTGCCGGATTTGATGACGGCGCATGGGGAGTGACACTTTAATGGCTACAAATAACTTTAAACCTTTCGCTGCTGCGCCAGCAGCTAATGTAACAAGCCAAACAGATTACGAAGCACTTGCTGCGCTGATAACTGGCTTCCAATCTGGAAAAGCAAGCTCCTCTCAAATAAATAAAGCGTTGAGGCAGGGAACCATTATGGCATCGGTCCTTGCACAATTTATTTCTGATTCTGCAAATGTTGATGTTCTTGACAATGGAAACACGGCCGCGATTCTGGCGAACCTAAAATTAGCCATGACAGCCTTAACACCAGGCAGATTGCTCGGAAAAAGAATCCTCACCACTTCTGGAGTTTACACACCAACAATCGGAACCAAATCGATAATTGTTGAAGCGATTGGCGGTGGTGGCGCTGGTGGCGGTAGTGTTGCTACAACTTCTGGCCAGCAGTCTTCTGGAAGTGGTGGTTCTTCTGGAGGGTATGTGATGGCATCTTTTACTTCAGGTTTCTCAGGAGCGAGTTTTAATATTGGTAGTGGCGGATCTGCAGCAGTTGGAGCTAACGGAGGCGGCGGGTCAACAACAAGCTTTTTGACAATAAATGCAGGAGGGGGGAGAGGAGGATCTGTTGGCACAGCTTCAACTTCTTCGGTTATTTCCGGCACGGATGGTGGAATTGCATCTGGGGGTGATATCAATGCTATCGGATCCTTTGGAAATAGCGGCATCGTATACACTGCTACGGTAGCGCTAGGCGGTTTCGGTGGGTCAAGCAAAGTTTATCCAGGAAGTGGAGGTGTAGCTAGGGCGTCTGTTGGTGATGGCTTTGCCGCTGCTGGATATGGCTGTGGCGGGGGCGGTGCAAACTCTGGCGCATCTGGGATTTCAAGAGCCGGTGGCATTGGAACTCAAGGTTTAATCATTATTTGGGAGTACGCATAATGCCTGGAAAATACGCTCTAATCCTAGATGGTAAAGTTATCAGTTGCATCGTATGGGACGGCCCTGATGCATCACCAATGGAATTTAACGATGGCGTGACTTATGCTGTAATTGATGAGGGTACGGATATTCAGCCAGCGCCTGGCTGGAACTATGTGAGTGGAAAGTTTACACCACCTATACCAAGCAAAGAAGAACAAAATGAAAATGATATCAGGAAGAAAGAAAGCAACGTAAGCTTGCAATTATCTCTAATAAACGACGCGACACAAAAAATCAGCCCTTACCAAACTAAGCTTTTGATTGGCAGGAAACTAAATGATAAAGAGAGCTCTCTGCTTAATGCATGGCTTGATTATATTGATGAGTTGAATGCAATAGATCCCAACACAGTTGATGATATTAACTGGCCAGAAATGCCATCTTGAGTCCACTCACTACTTGCAGCCCGTGCAGGCTGCAAGTATTAGCATCTATTTTCTGTGGCTGGAAACCCAACCGTATCTGAACTTGTTTTCAATGAATCTATAACTCAACTCTGCAAGTAACAAACTTCCAAAGAGAAAGAGAGCTACATGTGCGACTGACTCAAGCCAAGTGGTGCTCTTTACACCATACAAGAAAAACCTTCCCACTAAGACCAACACTATGAAGTGAGTAAGATAAATCGAATATGACCGGGATCCGATATAATCGCAAATGGCCCTAATGAATACACCACGAGCAAAGAAATTTACGTTCAAGCTTGCCAATAGCACAAAAATTCCAGATAACAGTGCGGTCAATCCGGTTTGATAAAATACTACAGGATTCGGATTGGTGAAAAATGCAAGGAAAAATGTTAACGATATGAATGTTAGAGCTGCAACCCACGCTCGACTGGGGATGTAGTCTCTAATAAAATAATTGAAATTTTTATGGTTCAAAACTGCAATTATAACACCCAGCGCAATAGCATCCGTTCTGACGGGCCACGCGAGAGGGGTTTGACTATTTAAAGTCCTCGGTATAAAAAACTGAATCAGGAAAGCTGTAAGCATGAAAAAGCACAGTTTTTTGTTATTCATTGAAAAGAGTATTATCGGCAATAAGAGATAAAACTGATTTTCTAATGAAAGGCTCCAGTAAATGCCCAGATTCCCACACGTACCTTCTTGCCTACACATGGGGAAATACATGTTTTGAGTCTGAGTGATAGAGAAAAATGCTGACTTAAGCATATCAGATGGCGTAAGAAAGGCATGGTATTTTTCAAGAGCAAAAGAAAGAATTATCGAAACTATAATCCAGAACATGGCTGCAGGCATGAGCCTCCATATTCTTTTTATGTAGAATTGCCTTGCTTCTCTTTTAAAGCTACCAAAGTCTAATTCATTTAATTTTTTATCCAACAAGCCTTTTGTAATAAGAAACCCAGAAACACAAAAAAACAAATCAACACCGCTGCCGAATTTACTTACACTTATCACTTTAAAGTAAAAGGAGTCCGGTGCCAGAATACCCGGAATGTGAGCAAGTATGACGAATGCAATAGCAAGAGTTCTTAGAACCTCAATATCGTGATTTTTTTTATCCATAAATAAACATGTCTCTTGCCAAAATAAGGATATTTAAAGCTTCATTATTTGGCTTAATTTTGGGGAATTACATCATAATATTAGTAGATGATACCACCAGATGCCTAAATGTCACACCTCGCTACTATGAAAATCTAGCGAAAATACTGCCACAAAAAAAGCCCGGCGACCGGGCAATGACTCAGCCGCTCCTGTCTCAGCAGGCTGCGGGGTGGGTGATTTGAGATTAGTCGTCACCTTCCGCTCGCGCCAACTAAAAACCCTTCACCATCAACCCCTTTACAAATCTGTGAACCGCTCTGCCTTGATCAATCCTACCGATCAATATTACTGTTTATACATACAGTATTTATCAGAGGAGGATTTATCATGCCGAGAGAGAGTGAAATTAAGGCGGCATTCATGGCTGCCATGAGGCGAGAGCCTGGGCTGGGCGTTATCGTCACGACTCAGGAGTTTGTCCATCAGCTGGAGCTGGTTAACTGGCACTTCAGCCTGCGTGAGGCTAACCAGTGGATAAAAGCAAACACGGCGACGTTTCGCGACGCATCGACACAGGAGGGTGAGGCTAAAACCTACCGCCAGTTCAACCCGAACGGGGGAATATGATATGGGCTTTCCATCACCTGCGTCTGACTACGTTGAAGGTCGCATCGACCTGAATAAGCTTCTTATGCCTCATCCGACCCACATGCTGATGATTGACACGCCTGCTGGCTTCGCGATTGTTGACAGAACGGTTCACGGCAAGATAGGCGACAAGGTCGCATTCCAGCTCGGAGACTATTCGCAACTGGGGAGATTGTTCAAAACAGGAATTATCACCTCGGATGGCGAGACGATCGACGGAGAGGGCATGGAAGGGATTATCGTGCTGGGGAAGGTGACGGCCGAAGTGCTGTCCGTGCATGAAGCCAGCAGGCCGATAATCTGAGGCGAAGGGGTTATGCCCCTTTACCATCCAGCCAATCCGCCCAGTGCTGCATCATCTCTATGCGATTGCTGAGGTACTGGGCGTGGTTATAGATTCCGCGAGTTCCCTGTGAATTGACGTGCGCCAGTTGGGCCTCGATAGCATCACTGTTCCAGTGAAGCTCATTCATTACAGTACTGAACTGGTGCCGGAATCCGTGCCCGCTGGTCTGCCCTTCATATCCGATCCGCCGTATCACACCGAGCACTGTATTCTCGCTGATGGGCTTCTTCTGGTCTGTTCGTCCGGGGAAGCAGAGCAGATACTGGCCGGTGACCTTATTCAGGAAGGTGAGCAGCTCAACCACCTGGTCTGACATTGGCACCACATGAATGCGTCGCCCTTTCATTACCTCAGCGTCAATCGTAATAAGCCTGTTCTCAAAGTCGACGTTCGCCCATGCCATCGAGCGTAACTCCTTTGTTCGCAGGGCGGTATAGTGGAGAACCTGTGCCGCAATCTTTGCAATCACACTTCCACCATACCCTTCCAGCGCCTTATGGAACTCCCTGATGCGGTTAATTGGCAGGAATGGGTAGTTCTCCTTTCTGTACCCTCGCAGTGCATCCACAAGGTCGGGTGCCGGGTTATACTTAGCCCGCCCGGTTACGATCGCATACCGGAAAACCTCGCCACACCTCCTCCTTGCCTTATCCGCTCTCTCCATCGCGCCACGCTCCTCGAAGAGCCGAATGACCTTCAGCAGAACCAGCGGCTCAACCGCTTCCATTTTCAGATGACCAACTATAGGCAGAATGTCGTCGGTAAACATCCGGTGCAGCTCATCCGCATAGCCAGGCGACCACACCTTAGATTTATGTGCATACCACTCTTTGAAGATGTCGCCGAAGGTATCAGCATCCGCTTCCTTCTCTTTCTTTTTCAGCGACTGCTTCTGCTCTCCCGGGTCAACACCAGTAAGGAGCTTCATCTTCGCCTCAGACTGGCGAGCCCGAGCTTCTGTCAGCGGTATCTCCGGGTAGGGACCGATGACGAGCGTCTTCTCTTTTCCGTCAAACCGGTAGCGAAGCCGCCAGACCTTTTTACCGGTAGGCGGAACGAAAAGGAACAGACCGCCAGAGTCGGCCAGGCGATACGACTTTTCTTTAGGACGTGCAGCATCAATCTGCTTGACGGTCAGCAT